CGACTGTACCTGACTCTACGCGGACTGTTCCCATTCCGAGTCCAGTGACATAGTAGAGGCTACCAAGCTGATAGACACTATTTAATGTGCCTTGATCAACGCTAACTGTTCCGCCGACTGGAAAAATAGTGATTGGCACACCCGCCGTTGTGACAGCGGTGATTGCTTCAGCGTGAACAGTGTTCGCGCCAATTACATTATCGTATGTTTGAGTCTTTTTGCCAGCTCCGTCGACTGGCATACCAATATATGAATCGCCCATTTTTTAACCTTTCAAACTGTTGGATAATTGCCTACTGTATCGCGGCCCATCGCCTCAAAAATAGTTGCGTTTTCAGTGCGAAACTTGTGACCGCAAGTTAAACATTCCACAATTTTACTATGCAAAAGTTTCATGAAATCTGGATCTTTATTTCCCGGATGCCTAACAATGCTTGTGGTTCTGACAATGTTGCCCATTAAACCGAGGCGCCGCAAATTACTGATTTCGCCGCAAAACGGGCAATTGACCCAGTGAAGGTCAGTCACGCATGTTCCTCTAGAATCTGATTAATCAATAAGTGCACGGGACAACTTTCCGTGTTCTTGTAGTCGCGACAGTCGCCGCTAGCAACGCATTGTTTGCACGCTTCCTTCTGAAGTTGAATCAACAGTTCACGTAAACTTGCCATGTTTGTTACTCTCTAACCTTCGTCACCTAATGCAATCATCTTGGTCTTGCCCCTATTTGTTACCTATACCAAAAGGTTATAAGCAACATATACTATACCATATTAATGAGGAAGAAAACAAAATGGATGAATGTCCCAACTGTCATAAATGGGAAATGTATTATGCTTCCCAATATGAAGAATGGAAATGTTTCCATTGTAGCCACCAAATACCAGAAACTAGAGAGAACTACAACAAAAGACTACTTGAACAAAACAAACAAGGCAGATATTCAGTTAACCCTCCAAAGAGATAAATATTTACCTACTGATATTGAAAAACATCATCGTGGTCTGCCGCCAAAACTAATTTCAATATCCCCCTTCGGCTCCCTTTTCAACTGCCAAGCAGCCAACGCCAACGCAATAATGCCGTCATCGTGTAGGCCTTCAGGAGCCCCATACCGAATGAGACTTGACGGCAAAATTTCGTAACTGAAACTTTCCAATTCGCTCTTCAAAACCGCCAATTCAGGCTTAAACTCTTTTTTATCAGGATCGCCGGGAAACCAGATTTCGCCGTTGTCAAGCATAATGCTCAAGTTTTCAATCAATTCTTTCTTCGTCGTATTCGAAAACTTGTAGCCACTAACATTAACGTATTCCCTCGTCAATTCATCATAGATTGGATCACCCAAACCCGACGAATCAACGAGAAGTCGGGCATCACCAAATCGACGACAAAACTCAAGGGTACGTTTTCGCTGAAAGGGCCAGTCGAGTTCACCGTAACGGTCGAAGCCGACCACTTCGCCGTTTGTTCGGACTGCCAAGTTAACTGTGTAGTCCACTGTTTTTCCGAAGTCAGTGCCCACGAAGATTGTTTCGCCGACCACATAAGGTTTAATGTCCTTTCTGATTTGACGGTTGATATTACGAAAAACTAGGCCTTCGCCTTCAAGTTCTTCCGCAAAAATTTCTTGTCGCCGAAGCATTTCAGGCATATCATTGGCGATAGCATCAATGTTTGCTTTTGGAAGAAAGCCGCCTTGTTCTATACTGTTACCGTAACTATTAAAATTGAAACTTTTATATTCTGCTTGTTTTGGATCGTTACCTTTCGTTTTTATTTTGCTAAACCATGTTGGACCTTTCGGCGTACCAATAAAGTCAACGGGCGCATTAAAGTCGATGAGACTTGGCTGTAATTCTGCTTCCCAACGATTCTTTTTCAGTAATGGAGCTTCATCAATCGTTAATTTATGTAGTCCTGAACCCCGAAGTGAATCTTCTTTATCGGCCGAATGAAAAAAACATTCAGCACCATTGATCAAGCGGATGTACCGTATTACTTCTTGCGTTTCAAGCTTCTTTTCTATCCAATCTTGCGGCGTTAACTTGCGGACTTTTGCGGTTGCAGGAATCAATTCTTTATAGAGTGGTGCAACCCACCAAACAAGGCAGTTCTCATGTTCAAGCATGAAAACGAAATCTCTAATCCAAGCTAACTCAGTTTTACCCCAACGTCTTCCTGCTTCGACAACATTATATCGCGCTGTGGAATGGTAAACTTCAAGTTGTTGCGGATGTAAGCGGAACTGGATTTTTTGAGTTGTCAACTATTTCCACAACAAATTTAGGTATGCCTTTTACTTCGATTTCTGAGAGTTCCTTAGTTTGTTTGATTTTAAGACGGGTTAATCCATCGAAGGCTTTTTCTGGATTGTCCTCTTTTAATCGTTTAAACAGAGCCCACCATTCAGCATCAACTTTGTCGATTTCATGAGAATCTATCCAAAGTCGCCAATCTCGATAAATTGTACGGCGATTCACACCTAAAAGTTTCGCTAATTCAGTAAATGAAGTAATACCATTGAAGATGTTCAAGGCTACTGTTTCGACACGTTCTTGTCGTGCTACTTTCTTAGGTGTGACATTTTGAGACATTTTCTCACCTAACTTTCATTTCATATTAAGCGGCTGATTACTCCCGCAATCACCGCCATAATTACTCCAAGAATAATGGGTTTGCCAAAGTTCGCCCACGACGCCGCCGTTTTCAATGAGGCTTCTAAATCCGCGATTTTTTTGACAATACCGCTTGTCAAGTCTTCGCCAATCAACGCTTTCTTAATTTCCCTCAATTCGTTACCATAAGAATCAAGGCGAATCATCGCCGTATTAGTCGCACTTGTAGCGGCGGAAAGCGCGGAATTAGTGGTTGATATTTGATTGGTTATATTATTGATTTGAGTGATGTATGGACAAATCGGATTTGTTTCGGCGTTTTCGCAGGGTTCTTCAAGTTTCTTTTTTGGCATATATGTCATCTACTTTAACATTATAGTTTTAGTCTTCCCAGAACCAAATTGACACTAAAGTTCCAAAGGTCAACACTATTGCGGCAAGAACGATCTGCACAAGCAGTAATTCATAGGCAAATCCTTTCTGTAACAGTATTTGATATGGACTTGGATATAAGAATAATCCGAAAGTTTCCATCCAATGCGGCGCTAATGTGCCTGCTCCGCCAGCATCAATGTCAATCTGCCATATCGCCCAGATCAACATGCTCCATCCTACCGTAAACGAAAATGCTAATCCAAGAATGTTCTTAGCGTGTTTTCTCAACTATTTTTCACCCTTAAATAATCATGAATTGGGGCTCGCCGTTAAAAGCGGTTATGAATGTCAAATGGGCGAGTTAGTTTGCCAATACGATTTCATCGCCGATAAGCTCGGATGAGCTTCTAACTGCCCGACACAGCGCGTGTGCGAGCCCCTCAAGGTACTTCCTTAAAATGTTTTTTGTTGAATCCTCTATAAAGACTCCATTGTTCCCTATGTGGATGATACACGCGTTCATACCCACATTTTTCGCATATTGCGGTAACTAATTCATGTTTTAAACCATACCGGTATGTTTTGTTTCCGCAAATGCAAGCGGGTGGTACTGTTATTGTTCCTTGACTGAATATCATTCGGGCAAGTGTAAGTTCTTCATCTGTGAACCAGATGCGTGGTCTGCCGACTTTGTTGTTTTGCATCATTGTTTTTCCGTCCTTTTTATGTTTGTTAAAAGAGTTTTGAAAATACGTTTACATGTTTTGAAATCATAAAGAAGTCCTGTCGTGGAATACTCTATCCATTCTCCGTTTGCCCATTCAACACGTATTTTTGTGACCTGCATCATTTTTCCGCGTCTCCAAACCATTTTTTGATTTTTTCACAAATGTAAGTTATATAATCCATCTCATCACCATCAAATTCCCTATCACCATAACAAAAGAAGTCTTTGCGAACCTCATCCAACTTTTCTCGTATAGCCTCAGCATTCAAATTATTCAAAGAAGTTTCTTGGAGTATTGTTATGAATAGTTCAAATTCTCCATAACGGATACGTGTTCTTTCAACATTTTTGAATTCGCCTTCACTCATTAACTACCACCATAGTCTAAATATTGCCAATTATCATTTGGTGTTCTTCCAAATAACCAGTCAATAATCTTTTTTAGTTGTTTTTGGAGTTTACCTTCATCACTCATTTTTTAGGTTCCCCTCTGTAAATAATCCAGTAACA